TCTTATGTCCGATAAGGACATCTCCCTCTTTCCAATCCATCTGTTCAAGCAGATCACTAGGAAGAGGAAGGATTAGGTCATCACCATCCTGTTCAACATACGCTGTCCATTTAGTGTTCATACAAATCCTAATTTACGTCTTGGTGCACGAGGAGCATCCACCTGTTTATGAAAGACATCAGCAATACTCCACTTGTCCTTCTCACCATCCAATTGTACACCAACCCTATCAGCAAGGACAACAGCTTGTGCTTGTGTTAGTGTATCAAAATGTACGATGTCAAAGCAACGACCAGGACGAATCAAAGCTGGATCAATGTCCTTAATAGATGGCAGGTTGGTAGAGAAAATCATTTTCTTGTTCATTGCAGTAACGAGTCCGTCACCAACATTAAGGAACTTATGCATGAAGTCATTACCATCTGTACGAGCACCAAGGAAGTTATCTGCATCCTCAATCACCATCACATTACGATCACCTTCAATGAATTCAGCAAAGATGTGATCCTTGCTTAAAATCGCTGTATCATATGTTACTAGTGCACTGACCTCAGAATGTTGTAACAACCCGCGAATAAACGTTGTTTTACCTGTTCCTGGCGGTCCAATCAGCAATAGGATCGAAGCACTAGAGTGCATGAACCGATCATAGTAATCATTGAGTGATTCACCCTTGAGGAATGGATACATCTCATCAACAGGAGCACGGTCACCACGTACAGGAATCTCAATACTGGAACCATCACCATTGTACACCCATTCGATGACATTCTTTACTTCCTCATACTCTTCTGTTAGGTAGTCGTGCCAGTGCTCAACAAACAGTTTGCTACCATATGCTTTTACAACAACAGAAGATGAGTTAACATCATAGCTGATGTAGCTAAGATCCTCATCGTCAATTATCATTCCGTTTGTTGCACGGAACTGAATGATACGAAGATCGCTTAGCATAATTTCTTTTTGCCATTGTCCACGATCAGCAATGATTGTAAACTCAAGATGCAATGTCTCTAAACTTGCTTTATTACGATCTGACATAATCTGAGATGATATGTAGTCATTCATATCAGACGCACCAAGGAACATATCTGTTGTACTCATTTTCACTTTCGGTATGTGGGCATCATAATGATCCCACGTATATTTTTTAATAAACCTTTTACCACTATTGCCACGGCGTTTACGAATTGGACGTCTACGGTATGGTGTGCCAAGGCTAGCTAAAGTTTTGCTCACATCTCTCCTCATCTCTCGCAAAACTCTTGCAAGATCTTTATCATCATCAAGATTCACAGAATACGTCCTGTTGCATCCATGATTACTTTATCAATGTATGTGAGGAAGTCCTTTTCTGATAGCGTTATACGTTTATGGTATAAATCATGGAATGACTCGCCACCATGTACCTTTTTCCCTAGTCGGTCTTCAAATAGCTCAGTGATCTCTTCTTCACTCATATCATCAAGGATATCATCAATGTCAACCTCAACGGTTGCATTATAATCATAAGTTCTACTCATACAACATACTCCAATTGTAAAACACGTTTTGCTTCCTCGACAGAACGACAAGGATCACGGTTAATTAAGATAAAGCGAGGACCATACACTTTAACAGATCCTTGCTTGAAAGGCAACATATAGTATGATTTACCATTCTTATCTGTTTCTTTGAAACGAATCTTGCCCCAGTTGTCAGTAAGACCACCAAACTTTAGTGTATCCTCTAACTCCTCAGCAATTTGACTACGAGACCAATTCACATTTTGCATTGTAAAATCTTAAAAGGGTGCTTCAGGGTATTCTATAGGAATTTTATGTAGTTGACAACGTTTTTTTGTAACCATTTCAGGAAATGGCCATGGAGGTGAGTGAAAGCGAACGACAATACGATCTGGCGAGTACATCTTATCAACATACCCTATTCGTAAATCATCAGTTACAACTTCAGTACCCTCAAACAGATACTCATTTTTTTTCATAGACTCAATATGTGGATCTCTCCACCCAGTATTGTTCGAAAGATTTCAGCGCACGGTTTAGTATAGTAGATGATTTGGCGACCAGTTGGTGTTATCAGTACATACTTCATGCATATCTTTCAGAGTAAAAAAGAGGCCCTAAGACCTCTATCTATCGAAAACGAAACCTATAGGTTACGTAAGGAGGACCGAAATCCTCCTTATAGATTTCATTTACGTTTGAACACACGAGTAACGTAGTAATATGCGTTTGCATATGTAATTTCAAGCTCAGCAGCAATCATACGAGCAATAGCACCGTTGTTCTTGTCAGGATGTGCTTCGAACAAACGCAATGCAGCTACTTTCTTGTCGTTTACTTTGGGTTCTTTAGGTACAACAGCAGCTTTAACTGCTTTTACTTTAGGAGCTTGAGCAGCCTTAATTGCTTCTGCAGCTTCACGCTTTGCAGCAGGTGTACGAGCCCAATGTGGACCCTCTGCGCCGCGGCCAAGGTGGAAGTCCTCGCCAATGCTTTCATCCCACTTTTCATAGCAGGGAACAACACCAGGAGATGAAGGTCCTTGCTCAACATAGCAGGTACCGGAAGTAATAATCTCTTCCATAGTAGGAAGAACTTCATTTTCAAGAGTCATAGTTGCGGTCATAATATAGAATCCTTAAATTAGGTTAGACAAAGTACTGAATAAAGATCCAGTACGGTCTATTATACACCGGTCTTGACCAAAGGTCAACAGCTATTTTTCCGCAGCTAACTGGCCTCAACCGCGTTTTTTACAACACTAAATCCGCCTTTTTCGACACTTTTGCCCTTGTTTCGAGCTAGTGCCCGGGCAATTGACTCTCTACGGTCTTGAATGAGCTTTTCAAAGTCTTTATCGCACTTTATCCAGCTAGTCTCTCTCCAGCCTTTACTCTCCAGCGACGTATCCCGTATCTCTCTGTGTGTAGGAAACTCCATATAACGTCCTTTATCGACGTTAAAACAGATATTGTTATTGTTTTTCTGACACCACACACAAGGATTATCATGTACTTGTAGGTCAAATGCCCACATTCCTCTTCTAATACCGTGGAAGAATAGCGACCACGTATCTGGTTTTGCAGAAAGGAGTCGGTGGCTTGAGTCCCAACGACGATATAACATTGCTGGAGCAGTAAGTGTTTTTATGTCTTTATAGTCTATTTCCTCCACATACTGACCCTTAATAACAATACTTAATGTTGACCACGGATGGGTATGAGCAACCTCACCTACCATTGATTCTTCTTGTTGTTCGGATATAACCTCTAGTGTTTGATGTATAAAAAGGTTAGGTAAGTATATTTCTTTCCATGTAACAGGTCTGTTTCGTTCAATAAAGAAAGGATAATACCTATAACCTACAATGTTACCATATATGTCAACAAATGCATACTTATGCCCTAATTTGGTCATTAGCCAATCAAACGCTTTATACAACATTAACTCTTCTCTTTATGATAGTTGTCAAAGAACTCTCTTACTGGTTCAACATATTTTTTTGTTTGTTTAATGATTGGTTGTAAACCATCCTCATCTGTAGCAATCATTAAGCATATCTGAGGACACCAAATGTTCTGTCTTTCATATAACATTAACGCATAAGCTGTACATTGATAGAAGTAATTAGTTATCCACTCTTCTTTTTTATGCTTCTTGGCTGTTTTAAAGTCACCAATTGACCTAATCCCGTGAATTCTACCAATTAAATCACACTTACCAGCCGTTTTTAAATCATCAGAGTATAGGGAAACCTCATTACCATATACTTCATCTACATGGTTATCGAGATAATATTGTATTTGTTTGAAAGTATCAATATTAGCTGGCATGTGGCCATCGAGATAATTATCTTTATTTTTAAGATAATCCTCTGCTATTTGGTGTACCTTCGTCCCTCGTCCAGACGCTTGTGTAGAGACCTTGTTCGCCACATCATTACCAACCTTCTTTCTCCACGCTGCAATCCCATCTGCTGACATAGTAGAGAGAACTGTTGTGACAGACGGATAACGATTGCCTTCAGGGGTGATGTAGTGACGTTTACCATTTACAGTCTCCGTTGGTAGATCCATAGAAGGATAGTACTTCAAATTAAAGTACTTTGTCCTCTGCGTTGCTATATTCATTCTTCTGTTGCCATAATTAATGCTTTTACAAATGGACTACGTACAATGTCTTGTTGAACAAATGTCGTTGTATGGAACCAATCACTCATTTTACTTGACACATTCATAAACCAATCATAACAGCTCTTCTCTTTACGTCCATCCAGGTCTGTTTGCTTTGTGTCACCACACACAATCAGCCTTGTCTCTTTACCCATCCTTGTCAATACACTATACAACTCATGCGCAGTCATTGACTGAAACTCATCAATAATAACTATCGAGTGATCAAGCGTGATACCACGAACATATGATGTCGTTATAAAGTCAACCATATTCTTCTTTGTCAGTATATCCCATGCCGTTCCATTCTCACATAGATCATTAAAGATCTGTCTATACGGAATCGAAAACACTTCTGACTTTTCTTGCAATGTTCCTGGTAGGAAACCCATATCTCTTGTTGCTACTGCACTACGTACAACGATTATCTTCTCTGCTTCTTTATTAAACAACGAGTTTAGTGCAAGATATGAAGCAATAAAACTTTTACCTGTACCAGCTGAACCCACAGCAATTACATTTGCACCTCTTGCATATCCTTCAATCATGTCTGTTTGTGCCCATGTCATCGCTTCGATATGTCTAACCTTTAGCAATTCCTTGTTATGTATAACTTTACGCTTTCTTTCTTTTTTTTGTTGTACAAGATGCCCGTCTATGTCATATACATTATTATTACTGTTAAGAAGGCGTGAATGCACGTCAGTTGGATACGTCAATATAAGCTCCTAGAAAGTGTTAATAGTAGAAGGAGTCCACACTTTATTGTGCTTCTTCTTTATCTCCCTTAAAACATCACGAAAGCCTTGATCAGGTTTCAATTTGCTAGTCAATTCACGACCAACGCCTGCGGCTGTAATCATTGATTCTAAATGAGGATTGTCGGTGAGGTATTGTTCCTTTTCCGACATTCTCATAAACTTATCAAATATTTCTTCTGTGTTTACATCTCTGAACGAGTATGTTGGCATTATGTGGTTTTCTTTTTACGTGGGTTTGCTACCTTTATTGCTGCTGGCGTTACTTTGAGAGCTTCTAGCTCTGCTTGAGTAACTACAGACCCTTCGCTCGGTCTGTCAGTAGGAAATGGCCACGAAGCAAGCGGCACTTCTGTTTTACGTGGTTTACGTGGCTTTTTAGCAGGTGCAGTTGCTGAACCCTCAGCAACATTTACAACATCTTGTTGATCCACAGCCTTAACAACAGGCACTTCAAAGTTAGGTGATGCAGACGTAACAGTTGCTGTATAAACAATGTTGGCTTGTTCCGCAGTAAGTGGTGCCACTACTTCTGGCTGGAGAGGTGGAATAGTCGCTTTAACAGGATTGTAGTTCTCAGGAACTACTTTCATTTCAATTGTTGATTCAGGTTTCTTAGTAAACCACTCTTTAATTTTCTTAAACATAACAAACTCCTTAATAATCTTCCATTTTAACTAACTTAGCATAATCTCTATTTCGTAATGCCCTGTCAACATTTGCTTGCATTTTTTTGTTCTGTTCGTTCTTTCGAATCTTATAAACATGCCTTGCTTTTTCTTCTTTATCCGGCACATACAAACTAGCTTGATTACGATTAGCTTTACCCACAATACTTCCTATTCTTGAATAAGCCCTGGAAAGGCGGAATTGACAAACTTTACTGTAAATCCCTTATATGGAATACGTTTGTCCTTGATACTACACATTAACGCTGCATCTGCTGGATCCAGCGCTTCGATAAATTGAATGAATAATACTTCGCGTTTCAGTGGATGCATATCAGGATGACCACCACCCTTAATAAAGTTATGTAATTTGCGAATATCTCTTTGTAAATTACCATGTTGATCCAAATGATCGGTTGGTTTATATGGAGGAGTGCCTTGAGGTAACAACCATTCAATACGAGGATCAAGAGCGTATTGGAGAATAACTCTCATCGGTAGGCAATCATAATACTGCAAAAGAGCAACCTTTTCTTTTAAAGGTGCTTTCTCTACTTCTGCAAGCATTTCGGAAATGGATTTTCTCATATTAGAACTCGCTAATGCTCTCCATGAGCATCTTCATTTTGTGGTTAATAAAATAGTTGAACATCTTATCACGAGGCTTACCTGCCTGTGACTCATATTCTTGTAGGACGTTTGCCTGAATAGGTTGAGGTATTGCACGTAGATCGATTAACATACGATTACGTGTCCAGTTACGTTGGATCTCTTCTGGCAAAGTAGTAAAGTCAGCTTTAAGCAACTCTTCAATTTTTGTTTCTCTGAGAGGTTTTTGTCTCAGGCCTTCAATTATACAATTATCAGGTGAAAGTACGTTTGGTACACCATCGCCTCTATCACCGCTAAGAATCAAATGCTCAAGAAACTTACTTGGATCTGCAGCCGCAAGAGACTTCTTACGAACAGGATCATATTGAGTGACATTTCCATACACTTGAAGTTGAACAAAATCTTTGTCTCCACTGAGAATTAAGATCTTCTCATCGCTATTTAGTAATTGACCATACTTCATGCAAATGCTACCGATAACATCATCTGCCTCGGCGCCTTCGACCTGTACAACACGATATGGAAAGGTGTCTTTAATTTCTTGCTTGATAACATTAAGCATATCAAACAAAGCATGCCAATCGATACTTGACTTCTCACGGTCTGCTTTGCGATTGCCTTTGTATGGAGGGAAGTATTCACGGCGCCAGTATTTGCGATCGTCTGCACAAATAACAAGCTCACCATACTCTGCACCAAACTTTACTTTGAGAGAGCGAATTGTGTTTAGGATCATGTGTCTAACAAGATCAGGCTGGATTGCATCTGTGTGCGAACCAACCTGTAGCATAATGTTAGAAATCATTACCTGTGAAAGGTCTAATAAAATCATAGTAAATTATAAAGTAGTTGAAGGTATATAGTACTACTTTTTAAAGGTAAAGTCAACTACATTTTTAAATGGTCAGTATTATTCTTTACTTGCAAGGCTTGGGACAGTGAGTGCATGAGGATTTGGTGACAGTCCTCCACAACACCATAATTGAAACTATTAACATGGAGAACAATATCAGCAAGGTGGGCTGCTTTTCCGCCATCAAAACCAACGAAAGCAATAGACACCATACCGGAATCGTTAGCACGTTCAAGAGCAGTAATAATGTTGGGTGAATTACCGCTTGATGATATAGCGACAAGAATGTCACCCTTGGACGCGTTGGAAAACTCAAGTTGTTTAGAAAATATCTTTTCATATCCTAAATCGTTTCCGATTGCTGTTATTGTGGCCATGTTAGATGCTAAACTAACTACATTGGGTCGTAGCTTAGTTACTGATCTAACCCCCTTCGAATGGTCACAAGAAAAGTGCTCAGCGATAGAAGCAGATCCACCGTTACCACAGACAAAAATCCTATTACCGAAAGTGCCACAGT